ATATTAACTGGGAATGCACCTCTAAAGTTATAAGTTTTAATTGCATTTCCGTCTCTATCTAACTGGTCAACTATTAAATCTGCTTGATAATCTACTGGATTAGTCAGTCCAGAATTTGCTTTGTGATTGTTTATACCGTTTAACCACCTTTCCATTGAGTCTCTTACAGCAAAATCAGTATCATTAATGATAGTCACTGTCCAAGGTTCAAATGTTCGGTCTCCCGCAACTTTTAATTGTCTACCACGAAAGGGTACATCAATTACGTTAGTTAATGAAGCAGGTAGTTGAGCACCTTTACACATGAAAGATGTTAGTTCTACATCACCAGCTGCATAAGTGGGAAAGTTTACAGTCGCTTGAAAGAGATTGGGTCTCGCACCACCACCTCTTATTTTCGATTTAAAATCATCTACTCCTAGTATTGCCATTGTCTTACTTTCTCCTTATTTATACTGTACCTACGACTTCTTCAAACTCTACCCCAGTTCTAACTGCGACAAAGTTAAGTGTCACAAAGTTAATACTTCTAGCAGGTTTAATGAAGATAGATGCAATGAATTCATTTCTATCTATGACGGCTGCAGTGTTATTTGTTGAGTCACAAACAACCCTAAAGTCCGTAATTCCTCTTCGACCTTGTATCTCTCTTAAGAAAGGTTCTACAATGTTTACGAATTCTGCACGAGTAAATTCATCGTTGAATTCAAACATTACATTTCTACCCGCAATTGCGATTGCTCTTTCTATACCTAAGAATAGTCTTCTAACATTTATTCTATCAAATGCAGAAGGTCTTGACTCGTTGGTCTTATCCCCAAACAACATGATACCTTGGCCTGGGATATTTGCAATCGGGTTTATACCCGCTTTGTATAATATATCTCTTTCTGATTTTGAAGGAGTTAATACAATATCGGTTATACCCAATAACCTACCCCTTCGTTGTCCAGCAGGTGAGAACCAATTAGCTGCAACTAAGTCTGTTGCGGCCATTAGACCCGCAACTGAACTGTTAGCAGGTATCTTAATGAATTGGTCATTATACTTATCGTATACTTTTAAAAAGTTATTGTCTGTTACCAAATATGAACCTTTTGTATAAGTGTCATTACATGCTTTAACTGCAGTAGTTGTACCAGTGACACAAACTGCATTTCTACTTGGAGATGCAACTGCAATACAATCTTTTCTTATACTAGCAGCAGTTCCAACCAAGTCATTTACTACTACGGTTGCGTCTGCATCTGCAATTCTTTGTGGTGCAATTAAGAAGTCTACTTCGATGTTATCTTTATCTTCAAACTTATCAAAACCTCTTAAGATGTCATCATTACCTAATGTTGTGGAAGTCACACCACCAGTAAATGACCATTCGTTTTGACCAATTGAAAATTGAACATCAGCAGCGAAGTCTTGTGAACCATTTACTGCATCAGTGTTCCATAAAGCACCAGAAAAGTCTCTTAATTGTGCAGAGTCGTTTCTGTGGAAATCACCACAATAAACGTATTCTGACCTTGCTTTTAACACGTCTTTAAAATAATTAGATGTTCCGTCTGTTGCTTTAGCATTACTTGCAACAGATACGAAAGGATATGTTTCTAAAACTGTACCCGCAGTACCAGAGATTTCTCCGTCTTCATCGACTACTGCGATATGAATTTCGTCATTCTTACCACCAAGACCACTTACATAAGATGAAGTGCCTGGAGCACCGTCAAATGAATTAACGTAAGTCCATGCATTAAAGTTGGTTGCACCACCATTATCGGAGTCTGAACCACATATTGATATAAGTAGTGAGTTTCCTAATGCGCCTGGGTATCTAGCAATAAACGCACCGTCAGACGAGTCAATCGTAGCGGCGTCATAATTATCTAGATTACCAAGTTTTTGGTTTGTTGCGGACGCAGAAGTTGCTCCTCTTGTTCCAGTTGCAGTTAAGTTGTTTACTGCAAGTGAGTTTCTTGCATCTGAGTCACATTCACGAACTACGAATAGTTGCGATGAATATTTCAGAAACATTGCGGCTTGGTGAAAATCTACTGTGTTTGTTGTTGAAGGAGCTGCGAAAGTAGAAACTAACCCTGCTTCATCTGAAATCAGTGTTGTTTCATATACTGGCCCCCAATTAAAGTTTCCTACAAATGCACCCGTTGAAGTTTGTACGTTAGGGACTACTCCCGTTAGGTCTACTTCCTTTACGGATACACTAGGACTTGTTGACGGTGAAAATAATGCCATTTTTAAATCCTTTATCTAATTATAAGTTAAACATAATACGGTTATATTCAATAATACTTTTATTTATAAAAAACAAGTTTTTCAACTACCATTCATCTACGTCATCTTGGTTATATGGTGTTTGTATCCAACCTTGTTCCTTGTTTTCTATTTCATTTATATACTGACTTCCGTCATCTATAAACCCTACTGGAACTACATCTTGTTCTATCTCTTTCATTCTTTCCGAGAACATAATCTCTTTTAGATTAATATCAGTCATATCTCTAAAATATGTACCAGATACAAAGTATCCAAACAATACTAGGTTCATCATTAGGTCATCATGATTACCGTCAGACGCTTCATATGACTGTCCTCTTGATACAAAAGTGGATACTTCCAGTATAGTTTGTTCATCAAATATCTGGAGTTTCTTATGTTCTAATATATCCTTGATTGCAGAACAACCGATACGTTTAACCTTACGAGTCATTTCAATACCAATTCTGTCAGCTTTTATTGCAGACTCCATGTGAGTATTCTCGTATTCTAGTTCTTGATATAGTCCATTGCAGACGACAGAACCTTGGTCATTCGACTCAATAACGACATAAGACTCATTATAGAACTTTGCGTACTTATATATAATATTAGGAAAGAGAACTGGAGAAATAGTATTATTGCGATATACAGCGACTTGTTTAAAGGGCCTAGTGCTAATGTCGAATACCGAAAAGGTTGAATAATCCTGACCTCTTCCCTTACAAACATCTACAGTCATAATGTACTGGTGGTCTTTTATCGGTTCACGATATATAAGTAAATCTCCACCTTCACGCACTTTGCGAGGATTTTTCGCACGGAAACCCATTAGCGTTTCTCCGTCTATCAATGTATCTCCCGTCCCGAAGAATGTATTACCAAACTCTTGGTCAAACTGTAGTGCAGATGTATTTGCAATTGTCATCTCTTTCCATTTTTCATCACGGCCTGGTACGTCATACCAGTTAACAGTAAATGGTTTGAATTCGTTTGTATTCTGACATGCACCTTCCCAGAGTTTATGGAAAGTATTACCGATACCATTTGCGGTTGATGTCACAATTACTTTGGTATCTGTACCCGCAGAGATTACTGGGTAAGTAGAAGTATAGAATTCGTTTGCACGTTCTACAAACGCAAACTCGTCAAGGTATAATAAGTTGACTGACATACCACGAATAGAACTACCAGATGTTGCACTCGCAATGATACGACTATTATTACTAAATTCTAATGACCCTTTGTTAAGTGCTTTGGTGCCTGGTTGTAAAAAGAAAGGTAAGTTCTCTAACATCAAAGTTATTCTTGCAAGCATTTCTCTCGCAACTTGTCCTTTGTTTGCAAGTATAGCGATTGTTTTTTCTGGGTGAAAACATGCATACCATAAAAGATATGCAACCGAACTAATTGATTTACCAGATTGTCGACATGCAAGTACTATAGAAAATCTATTCTTATCAAAATGTTTGAACATATCTTCCTGATAAGGATAGAGTTTGAATGGTACAAGACCGTCATCTAAAGAGATAACCTTAAGATACTTTGTGCAAAAGTATACTGGGTCATTTACACACTTGACATATTCGTTGATTTCTTTCTTGGTAAACTCATGTTGAACACCGTCTCGTTTAACATTGATATTACCGAGATAGGTTTCACTCTTCTGGTTCAACATCTATAACATTCTCGTCTGGTTTTATTGTTTTTAACATGCGTTGCAATTCTGTAGTAGTTCCGACAAAAAGATTATTCGTAGTGTTTTCTAATTGTTTTACTTCATCTTGAGATTTTGCTTTCTGCATTTTGATATTTACATCTAACAACTTATCATTTACATCTGATATTTGTTTTATCATATTACCAAGTACTTCAAATGCACGTGGGTGTTCAGACTCCTTTGCGACTTCTAACATTAAGTCAAGAGACTCTTTACTCTTTTCTATAAGTTCATAGTAAGTCTTACGACTGTACTCGTAATCTATATCTACATTTTTATTTTCTGTTTCTTTCATAATCGGTCTCCAACCACCCCGTTATAATGTATTTATCTTCTTTTAAATCTGGATTTGCACGATGTGTGTGAGTATGATATGCAGGCCATATTCCTAGTTTACCAGTTTCAGGTTTTATTGATATTTTTTGGTGCATAAAATCAGTATATCCAGTATCAGTATCATTTAAATAAAATGTCCAAGTTGCAAATCTTTCTCTAAACTTTTCCCAGTTCGGACTAAATATTGGTAGTTCAGAATGCCATGCAGTAAACCCACCACTTTCCACACTCTTTTGAAATTTATATCCAGTAATAGTATAAAAACCCGTACCCCCACCTTTATTAAATTCATTTATATAATGTTTCATATGTTCATGAATGATAGAGTTTATTTTATTATAGAAAGGTTTAAAAGAACCAAACTGTTGACATTCAGAAAGAGATATATCCTTTCTTCCTTTATTAGATACCCGTGAGTAATTCATTCCAGTGTTTCCATATAACACCTTGTTATCAAACCAAGATATCATATCATTACAAATCTCTTCACTTAGAGCATTCTTTTCTTCATAAATCATACATTACTTGGATTATCTGAGTCAACCTCGTTAAATCCATAATCACTATCTGCGGTCACTCCTGCTGGTGTCGGTGTTATTTGTTGTGTTTTTATATAGTCTCCACTACTTCCCGCACTGTCAATAATATAAATGTTATTACTAACTTCACGAATAATTTTAGAAGTGTTGAGAGGCCCGTAGAAGTTTATCTTCATTTCAAAACTTAGGGTATATATAATAGTTCTTCTTTGTTCTATTGAACCTTCAAAATCATCTGAAAAGTTTGTACTTGTCAAAGTAATTGGTACATCTTCTGTTAAGTCAGTGATATTACTAAATGGTTTTACAGTCACGGTATATTGTGGTGTAAAGAATGGAAATATTTGTTCTACTATTTGTAGTGCATCGTCCTGAGATTTTGCATAAACATTTAAGTCAAAGTTTACGTTATATGGTGTATGAGAAAATATCTTTTGTCTTGTTGTACTACTACCACTAACCGACTTACTTATGTTATTCATTTTATTTAACTGTCGTGTTTCATCATATGCAATACTTGTAATCTCAAAAGACATTCTTGGTAATTTGATTGCAACTCTTCTTTCTGCTTCTTCTCCACTATTCATAGCTTCAAGTCTTGCAATAAAGTTTCTCTTTGGTGCATATGATAATGGTACTTTAACTTGTGAGATAGTTTGTCCCGCAGAGTTTTTTCGCAGTACATATAAGTTATTAAATAAAGAACCAAAAACACTTACTGCACTTCGGACTCTCTTGTGATAAAAATAAGTACCAAACATTACTGCATATCTCCAAATGGATTAGACTCACTAAAGTCTAAGAAGTCAGACTCAAAGTCATCAAAGGTTTTATTTTGATTATCAGTCAATATATCATTTATTTGATTTATCGAAGTTGGAGTCACAACATGATTACTTTGGTCTCCAATAATAGTTTTAGTAGTAGTCCACTCGTGGAATAATCCGTCAGTTGCACCACTATGAATTAGATGTAAAGTATTTGCAGAGTCAGATGCAAATGCAACTTCACCTTTCATCTGATAAGTATCGAATACTTGTGTGACTGTTTCTCCTACAATAAATCTACCACCACCAGAGTCAACTGATAAATTGTATTTGAAAGAGCCTTCTTGTTCTATATCCTGAATTGTATCTACACCAGTATCAAAGTCTTCCCCACTGTATTCAAACAATTCACATTGTAATCTAAATGTTGGTAATTGACTTAACTGATAGAATGGTGTTTCGGTTTCAACTCTCCTGATTTCAAAACAAGAGTTTGTTAAAGTTAAATAAATTAAATCACCTTCTCTTGGTCTAAAGTTTTGTTTTTCTAAGTTAGCACCAATAAGTTGCGACCACCTTTTTCTAGATACCACAAAGTTTGCTTGGTCTCTTAATTCAATACCAAACTTCGTGAATAAATCTCCTTCTCCTTCAAAACCTTCTGCATTCTCGATATACATTTCAATTTTATATGCATCAGAAAACCTAGAAGGTATATCATCTAAAAATATTTT